TCCACCGCCGCCAATACCGGAGATCAAATTGAATATCTTACTGGCGAGCGCCTTCGCTGCCATTTGTTGGAGTGTTTTTGCCCACGATTTCAATATGCCATCAAAACCATTCTCAGCCGCTTGCACCAGATTTTGCGTAAACAGCGCGTCAAAATTCTCCCTTGCTCGATCCGTTTCCTCTCGCTGATTTTCAATAGAATCAGCAAGCGCGTTGCTCGTTTTCATAAACATATCTGCAATTGCTTGAGACGTTTTTGGCGCATTCCTTGCCAAATCTAGCAGCTTTGAGTTGTAGTCACTTAATCCCTGGGTCTGCTCTGCGGTAAATTGCTGCGGGCCGTAGTCATTTGGATTAAAACTGAATTGTGCTAACTCTTTCTTGCTCGACGCTTTTGCTGCCGCTTCTGCTTCTGCTTCTGCCTTTATCTTAAAATCGGCAAGCGTTTTGGCTTGAAGGTCGGCTTGCTGCTTACGGATAACACCAATCTCGGCAATAATGGTTTTCTCTCTCTCAAGCAACTTGTTGAGATTTTCCTGCCCTTTATTCCTACCCCTAGCCGAACCACTTCCAGCCGAGCTGATATTTGTTCGGGTTTGTGAAAGCTCGCTTTGTAATGAAAGGAGTTTCCCAGCCTGCCCGCTTGGAGAGATAACACTCAGCGCCGCAGCAAACCCATCAAGCACGGACGTTGCTTTTCTGATTTGGCCGGCCATTGCCTCGCCGATACCAGACCCCGCTATTCGGCGAAAAAGGTTGTCCCACGAGTCGCCCAGGTTGGAGATCGCGCCATCAAGCGTTTTGGCTCGCTCCTCCATCGCGCCAGCAAAACTGGTTTCACCTATATTGATCAGGTATTTTTCAATCTCGGCGGCGTTATTCTTGATTGATGTCGTGACACCCTGAAAAGTGAACCTAATTGTGTCGCCCTGATTCTTGGCCTTAATACCAAACTCTTTAAGGCGTTCAAATTCTGAGGTGGCGGCGTCTGCAACCGCTTCAATGAACTGGTTTAAATCCTTGCCTAGAGCACTCGCGGTATTACCGTATGACGTCAGCGCCCGTTCGGATGGCGTAAGCCCTAAATTGACAAGCTTTTGGAACGCAACAACAGATTGTTCAAGTGCAAAAGGGGTTCGAGCGGCAAACTTTTCAAGTCTTTCAAATGCTAAAGCTGCACCGGCGCTTGATCCAGTCGCCGTAATGAGCTGCGCATTCAGAATGTCGGTAGCTCGCGCAATAGTGACTAACTTGCGCAACCCCTGAGCTGCAACAGATACAGCACCAATGCCTGCCGCAAGTTTAAAGAAACTATCACCAGCCTTTTTGACTGATTTGGTGGTGTTTTTCTCGAACTTACTGAGCTTCTTGCTGACTTGTTGAATGTCACGGCGGAACTTTGCAGTTTCCGCCTCAAGAGCAACTGTTAATCTAGCTAGGTCAGTCATTGTTTGGATCTTTTTTGTAGTGCGGCTATCATTCTACGCTCTTGCGCCTCCCGTCTACTGCGCTCATCTTGATACATGAACTCGGAAAAATGCACAGGTTTCTTGGAATTTTGGTTGGCTAAGATATGAGCAGTCATAGCCGCGTGGTAGTTATCGCGCTGCGAGCCGAACGGCTCAATGTTGTAGTACGCATTCCATTCAAGCACTTCGCTGAATGACATTCGCTCGATGTCTCTAACGCTGCACCCTAATGCCAAAGCCAATGTGAAAAGGAATCGGCGATCAGGGTGCTGCCTTAGTTTTTTTCCATTTCCTCAGAGTCGGCGTCCATCAGTTTGGTGACCGCATCAGTCACTTCCTGAATAACTCGAATCGGCACTTTGTCGGCGATTTCTTGCTCGGTTTGATCAAGATTTAGCGCGAATTTCATTGTGATCGCGCCTATCAATAGCTCGCGTGAATCATCTATCTGCGCTTGAACTACTCGCATCTGCGCGCCATAGGATAACTCCCGAATCTCAACTTCCTTGCCAAGAGTTTCAAAATAAACTTTCTCAGTTTTCAGCAAATTGTCGAGATTCATATTTATGCACCACCAGCTTCAGTCAGAGCACCAGTTATTTTGAAACTGAACTCACATTGGTTTTGCTCGCTTGTAGAGGGTGTCAGTGACCAGCCCATCAATACAACGCTACCTGTCCAAACCTGATTGGGCGATGTGCCGCCATAAACAATTCTGCATAAGCGAGTGCTACCCTTGTCTGCACGAACCGCTCGCTGATGCGAGGTTGCGCCAGAAATCCAGTTGGCAGTGACCGTAAACTCAGAACCATCCGCCAGACCGGCAATGTATTCTTTTGAGCCAATATCTGAATCCCAGTTAGTGACGTCAACTAGTTCGTTTTCTTCGCCAAATCCACTTAACTCTAAAACTTCTTCAAGCTCAGTCAGTACTTGAGGTGAGGCATTCGTGCCGATTGAGATTTTAAAGTTACCAATGTTTGCTGCTGTCATATCTGACTCCTGTTAGTAATAAGCAATGCGGAAACCAAGCACAAGCCCATTAAGGTTTGTTTCTAGTTCCTCTGGCAGACTGTATTCAATTTCTTTCAATACATGCTCTGCCGTATGTGTTCCTAAAGCTCCACGGTAGCCCCGCAGTTCACTTTTCAATGTTGTTGCAATGTCGTGCACTTCTTTGACTCTGTACGCCCACACTGTGAGTCGGATAGTAGCAAAAGAGAGCTCATTCACGCCTCCATCTAGTTGTTGTATGTCATCGTCGGAATCAAGGCGATGGGTTAGCGCAGGGACTCCATTATTGTGTTGGGGCAAGCTCCCTGGGTAAACAGAGTCAGCAGTAGCCAATAGGTTTGTAATCGCTGAGTTTGCTTTGATGTAAGTTACGAACGACTCAGAAATACTCATTTCGTTTTTGCTGCCTTTTTAATGGCTCTCTTAATCGATTTGCTCAACCGATCAACAACCACATCTTGATTGTTTTTCAGCGCAGGTGCCAGAAACGGCTGCGCCGCCATCTTGCTTGAGCCTAATTCGACAAACGCCGAGCCGTAAAATGCCTCTGCTGTTGGCCCGACCATAACCCTGACAAAGCTTTTGTCTCTTGATATAAGGGATTTCCTTATGATATTCCTACTCAAATACCCTGGATATTTTGGGTTGCCCTTGTAAGTTTTTTGAATTAGCGGTGTATCCCGCACAGGAGCGGTTGCTTCAGCCTGCCGTAATACCGGCAGAGTGGCTGTCATAGCGGCAGTTCTCAAAGTTTTGCCACCTACAGCAGGCCCCATAGCTCTTAACTGGCGAGAAAGCGCACTCAATCCTTTTATTTTAGCCATGAAAAAAGATGCTCTATACCGTGCTCAATTTCAGTCCAAGACCATTGCGTTAATGCCAGCCATTCTAAAGGCTGGCTGGATATACAGTGCCTGTCAGTAAACACCACCTGCACGCCCAGAAGCCTTGCCTCAACGCCAACGCTGGAAGATCCAACAACAGCATGATCACAGCCAGCGAACGTTTTAACCATAGGTAACGGTGTCACAATATCGCTTGCCGGGTGTGGTCTGAAGTGCGTAGCGCCTTCATATTCTGGGACGTCGTCATAGTCTCCGCATAATACAACTTTTGCACCCTGTTTGTGCTTTTTAGGTTTAGGGAATGGCCTAATGCTCGGCGCTGCTTCGGTCTTGTAGTCGCCTGCCATACCTCGCCCATTCCACCCCAAGCGCACGTATTCAGGATCACCCCAAAATGCACGATCAACTAACAGCCAATCCCCTGGACTAGCCTCGATATTCTTAAAAGCTGAAGTCCCAAACAACACCACAGGATTATCGTTAATCCTACTGCCTGATTGCGTTACGCGCACAAAAAAGCCGAGTCTGTTAAGCCCGGCTTTAAATTGGTTTACCCGCTTGCGCTGCCATTCTATAGCCGGGTTGTAGTGGATCGTTAAGTCCAGTTTTGCACCACCCAAGGCTCTCTGACCTCATGGGGTTTAGGATCGCCATGAAACACACTAATAGCTGACTTAGCCTGCTTTTCGTACTTGAAGGACTTCACATAACCATCGGGCAAAAAACGCACGGACTGCGGATACAGAGCTTGTGTAATCCAATTCTGATCCCCGTGCAAATCTTCCATAACGTCAGGCGTAAACTTGTCCCACGCCGCATATACCTCGCTGTGCGTATCACCACGCCACAACATGACCGAGCTGTTAATGGTACCAACGCCGCCCAGTAACTTTCTTGTATGTGGATCAACTGCGCGAGGCTTGCTCAGCGGATAACCGAAGTCATCAACAGTCCATAACTTTGTAGGCGCCAAGTGCAGTGAAGCAACTAGCGGCCTGATTGATTCCGTAATCACTACGTCAAGATCAAGATACAAATTATCACCTGGAAACAAACCGCGCTGAAACAAACCGACCTTCTGCCACCACGATGGCAAATGACAAACTAAGGGATAACACGTAACGCCTTCAACCGGCTCATCTGTCACGCATGTAAACTCGTGCTCTGGCAGATGCCGGGCGCACATACTCTGCAACTTCAAAACGTACTCAGCAGAGTATTTGTCGCCCCACTTGACGCATATGACGCGCAAGCCTTTTTTCCTGTCCTGTTTTTTAGGCGGGTAATGTATCAAAGTGATATAGCTCCAATCGCCAATGCTGACAGTCTGTAAACGTCTCCACCGGGTCGCTCGTCTTTAGCCCGTAGTGGTCCCAGTAACCGCGCTGATTATCGCACATAGTCATTAATAGATATTTGCTACCGCTTTGCTTGAAGCGATCTAATGCTCTCTGCGCGTATTCAATAGATAGATGATTAAGCACATGCCTGCACAGTATCAAATCTGATTTAGGCAAAAGCTGCTTTGTGATGTCCAGTTGCTTAACGTCAGGG